TAGTTCGGCATCTTTAAAAAGTTTAAAATCTTTATTTTTACCTCTTGACTTGATATTTATTAGTTCTCCATTCCTAAAATAGTTGAAGTAAGTAAGTATACCGATAACTGTTTAAAGTTCTTTAAAAGCCGTTTAATTAGTGAAAAAACCTTATTGGAATTAAAAGTTACTGAAGCAGTTGAATGGATGCCAAATGCAAGGGCAGAAATACCAACAATTCAATTTAACTATTTTAGGAATGGAGAACTAATAAATATCAAGTCAAGAGGTAAAAATAAAGATTTTAAACTTTTTAAAGATGCCGAACTAATTTTTTATAATCTTGATGCAACCATTGATAATGAAACAATTATAATTTGTGAGGGCGAAATGGACGCTTTAGCTATTTATGAATGTGGTTTTAAAAACGTTGTTTCAGTTCCTAATGGTGCAGGATTAGGTAAAATTAATCTTGAATACTTAGATAATTGTATTGATTCGTTTTCAGATAATACAAAGTTTTTATTAGCTTTAGATAATGACAAAGCTGGTTTAAACTTACAAAATGAATTAGCAAGGCGTTTAGGCTTTGAAAATTGCAGTAAAATAGTATTTAAAGACTGTAAAGATGCTAACGATTGTTTAATTAAATATGGAATGAAAGCAGTTATTGATTCCATAAAAGATGCTAAAGAGTTTCCAATTGTTGGAGTATTTAACGCCTTAGATATTGAACGTGATATTTATGAATATTATAACAATGGTTTGCCATCAGGATGCGGAATTGGCGTTGGTGAAGTAGATATGCACATTAAGTTTCAAGAAGGGTATTTAACAACTATTACAGGTATTCCAGGACATGGTAAAAGTGAGTTCCTTGACTTTATTCTTTGTCGATTAAACATTTCACATGATTGGAAAACAGCTTTATACTCACCAGAAAACCATCCACTTGAATTACACTTTAGTAAGTTTGCTGAAAAGATTTCAGGTAAACCATTTGAAGGTAGCAACCGATTAAGTCCTATTGATTTAAAAAACTTAATTGAATATCATGCTAAAAATTTCTTTTTTATTAATCCTGAAAATGACTTTACTTTAGATAATATTTTAGCTGCAGTTAAACAGTTAGTACGTAAAAAAGGTATAAAAGCATTTGTTATTGATGCATGGAATAAACTTGACCATCAATACACAAATAATGAAACTAAATATATTTCTGAGCAACTTGATAAAATAACCATTTTTTGTGAAAAAAATAAAGTACATTGCTTTCTGGTAGCACACCCTACTAAAATACAAAAAGATAAATCAACAGGCAAATATGAAATACCAAACCTTTACTCAATTAGTGGCTCAGCTAACTTTTATAATAAAACAGCAAATGGAATTACAGTGTACCGTGATTATGAAACAGGTTTAACAGAAATATACGTTCAAAAGGTTAAATTTAAACATTGGGGACAAACTGGTTGTATTCAAATGAGTTGGGATAAAACTAATGGTAGATACTACAAAGGAACACCAAGTTATGAATCATGGATTAATACTATTGAAGCTCCAAAACAAATAGATAATACAGAATTTTTAAATCAAGGAATAATTAATAACAACACTTTAATAGACTTCTAATGAAATACTTTGAAATTTTATACATAGCTCCAATTTGCCAACTTGTAAATGTTAATGGCTTTAGATTTGTAATATATTGTAATTAATTTGTATATTTGTACTAAAAAAGAATAATAATAGTATGCCATTTATTGAAGGACAGAAAAAAAAAGGTGGTCGTGCTTTAGGTACACCAAACAAAAATACAGCAACTGCTAAGGAGTCAATTCAAAAAGTTTTTGAGTTACTTCAAGCAAGTGATTTACATAATTTAGAGGCATGGGCGAAAGAAAATCCTGAATCATTTTATACAAAGATTTGGATTAAACTTGTTCCAACTGCAGTAGATTTAAAAGCAGAAGTTGAAACAACAACACAAATATTTAAAATAGGTAACACCGAAATTGAACTCTAATAAGCAAATAGTATTTGAGCCGTTTCCAAAACAAATAGAGTTCTTAGAAGCTATTTTTAGCAATAATTACAACTTTATTATGTATGGTGGTGCAATTCGTGGAGGTAAAACCTTTGCAGGTATTGGAGCATTATTACTTTTGGCTAAAATGTACCCAAAATCTAAATGGTGTATAGTTCGTGATACTTTACAAACGCTTAAAAGAACTACAATACCATCGTTTAATAAGGTTTGCCCTCAATCATTTATTAAGTCCTATAATCAAGATACGCAAACAGTTACATTGAGTAATGATTCGCAAATTATATTTATGGGTGAAAATTATGCAGATGATAAAGAGTTAAACAGGTTTAAAGGATTAGAAGTAAACGGGTTTTTATTAGAAGAAATTAATGAGTTGCAACTAAAAACATTTTATAAATGTATTGAGCGTGCTGGTTCACAAATCATTGACAAACAACCAAAACCATTAATTTTAGCAACCTGCAATCCATCTAATAACTGGGTTAAAGAACTAATATACAATAAGTGGAAATTAAATGATTTACCTGACAATTGGCTATACATTCCATCAAAGATAACCGATAACCCATTTGTTCCCGAAAGTTACTTAGAATCACTTAAAACATTAACCACGTATGAGTATCAAGTCTTTGTTGAAGGTAATTGGGATTTACAAGAACGTACTGGTTCTGAGTTTTATAAATACTTCAATTTAGATAAACACGTTAAACGTTTGGAATACAATCCTGAATTAGCTTTGCATATTTCTTGGGATGAAAACGTTAATCCTTATTTACCGTGTGGTGTGTTTCAAATACAAGGCACTGAAATACGAATGATAGATGAAATTTTAGGCATAAACCCACGTAATACAGTACATGATGTATGCAATGAGTTTAAATACAGATACCATAGCCATAATGCTGGTTTATTTATTTATGGTGATGCTACATCTCAAAAAGAGGATGTTAAACAACAAAAGGGATATAACTTCTTTAGGTTAATTGAAAATGAATTAATGCAATTCCAACCTACATTAAGAGTAGCACGTTCAAATCCATCGGTTGTTATGAGGGCTAATTTCATAAACAAAATATTAGATAAAAATCTATACGACCTTAATTTAATAATTTCAGATAATTGTAAGACAGCAATTTCAGATTTTACAAACACTAAAGAAGCTGCAGATGGTTCTAAAGACAAAGCAAAGGAACGTGATAGTAAAACAGGTATTAGTTACCAAAAGTATGGGCATCTTTCCGATTTAACCGATTACTTAATTTGTGAAGCCTTTAGTGATGAATATTCAAGGTTTCAGCATGGTGATATTATTGTAGGACGTTCTATTGGACGCAATTATATTTCTGATAAACATAAAATGTAACATTTTGTAACAAACATAATTTTTGTAACAATTTTTAATATAAATTTGTACTATGGCAAGATTATTACGACTTTTAGATTATGAGAGAGCTATTCAAAGTGATAACTTGGCTCAAATCGTTGAATCAAATTATAACCTTTTAATTGACGTTGAACAAGCAGCTCAGCTTACAATGATTGGTCATTTAAAACAACGCTATCAAGTGGATAAAGTGTTTTCAAATACTTATTCATTCAATATAGCATCTACATATAAAGGAAATAATTTAGTTGAGTATTCAGAGCCTGCATTTAGTGCCACTACTGTTTATATAACAAATCAAAGAGTATCATATAGTGGAAAGATTTATAAGTCTATTGCAGGTTCTGTTGCTCACGCTTTTTTATTAGCTGAATGGGAATTTGTTTGCAATGATAAAAATTTATACTACATTACATTACCTAATCCTGAATACAATAATTCTTTAACATACGCAATTGGTGATATTGTATTTTATAACAATTACTCTTATACTTGTAAGCAACCTATTTCAGGTATTTTACCTACAAATACAGTTTATTGGACTCAAGGTCTTGAATATTCAGTAACAGGTATATTACCAACTGATGCTACAAAATGGACTTTAGGTGATAATAGAAATCAAGAAATAGTTCAATATTTAATAGATATTACTTTATATAATTTACATTGTAGAATTAACCCACGCAACGTTCCTGATTTAAGAAAAGAACGTTATGATGGTAATATAGCAAGTCAAATTGGTGGTGCTATTGGATGGTTAAAAAATGTTAGTGCTGGTAAAATTTATGTAGATATTCCTGAAATATTACCAGTTCAAGGTAATTCAATTACTTGGGGAAATGCTAACGGAGTTAATACTGCTAACATTAACATGTATTAATGAATAAAAATATTGAAATAGTAATGACTTTAACCGATGGGCGTGTACTGGCATTAGATTTAATTACAGGTAAAACATTTATTTTAGAAAAAATAAAAAAATGAAAATATTAGGAATCCAAATACCATTTACACAAATAGAAAATGCTTCAAAGGAGTTATTACCTCAAAATAATACTTTAAATAGCATTGAAAAAATTACATCTCAAATTTATCGTATATCTCAAGATATTGGTAAATGGCGTTTAGCTTTACAAAACGCTGAGAATGTTAATTATCCAAACCGTTATGATTTAATAAGAACATACAATGATATTGTTCTTGATGCTCATACTACTGCATGTATTCAACAACGTAAAAATTTAACTTTATGCCGTAACTTTTGCGTTGTAAATAAAGATGGTAGTGAAAATGAAGAATTAACAAAAATGTTAGAAGCAGAATGGTTTCGTGATTTTTTAGATTATTCATTAGATTCATTATTTTGGGGTTATTCATTAGTTCAATTTGATTCATTAATTGATAATTATTTTAAAGAAGTTCATTTAGTTCCACGTCAATTTGTAAAGCCTGAATTTAACCTTGTTGTTAAACATTGGGGTGATATTACAGGAATTAATTATACTGAACAACCTTATTCTGATTTTTGTATTGGAGTTGGTAAACGTCGTGATTTAGGTTTATTAAATAAAGTAGCTCCTTTAGTTATTTGGAAAAAAAATGCTTTAGGTGCTTGGGCTCAATATCAAGAAATATTCGGTTCGCCAATTCGTATTGGTAAAACATCAAAACGTGATAAAACTACTACAGATAACATGGATAACATGCTTAAAAACATGGGTGTTGCTGCATGGGGACGTTTTGATACAGACGATATTATCGAACTAATTGAATCAAGTAACTCAGATGCTTTTAACGTATTTGATATGCTAATTGAACGTTGTAATTCTGAAATATCAAAACTTATTTTAGGTCAAACAGGTACTACAGCAGAGAAAGCGTTTGTTGGTTCAGCTGAAGTTCATGAGCGTATCTTACAAAGTTATGGCGAAAATGATGAACACTTTATTGAAAACGTTTTAAATAACCAATTAATACCAATGCTTGAAAATTTAGGTATTAAGTTTAATGGTGCAAAGATTGAAACAGAACAAGACGATGAACTTGGTTTAATTGAACGTTCAAAAATAGATTTAGAATTATTAAAATATTATAATATTCCTGCAGATTATATTGAAAAAACTTACGGAACGCCTGTTGAAATGAAAACAAACATTGATACAGGAGTTGCAACGATTCAAAATAAATTAAAGGATTTTTATAACTAATGTGTTCATTTTGTGATATAGTTAATCAAGAACCTGATTTATTTGATGAACAGGAAATTGATAGAGTAATTGCTGGAATATATGCAGGAACTATTACTTTGCGAAGTTTAGATGTTAAAACTTATTTAAAGGTAGCAGATAAATTAACAAGTGGAGTTTATAAAGGTTATGGTAAAACATTAGATACCGTTCTTTATCTTAGTGAGGATTATCAAATGCTTTACGCTTTGCGTGATAATGTATTTATTTCTAGTGGTGCTAAACAATATCAGCAAGTTAGACAAATGAGTTCATTATTAACCGATAATGGCAAAATTGTTCCATTTAATGAATTTAAAAAACAAGCTAAAACAGTTTTTGATGAATATAATAAAAACTATTTAAACGCTGAATATAATAGTGCAATTGCTCAAAGTCGTACAGCATCGCAATGGCAAGATATTGAAAGAACTAAAGGATTGTTTCCTTATTTACAATATCAAACTGCTCAAGATGGACGTGTAAGACCTGAACATGCTGCATTAAATAAAATTATTAAAAAAGTAGATGACCCATTTTGGAATAATTATATGCCACCAAATGGTTGGAATTGTAGATGTGATGTTATTCAATTAGATGAGGGAACTGTTACTAATACTGAAAATTTAGTTGTTGAAAATGTACCTGATGCTTTTAAGTTTAATGCTGGCAAGGAAAAAATTGTATTTAGTAAAGAACACCCATATTTTGATGTAGCACCAAGAGATAAAAACTTTGCCAAAACTAATTTTGGTTTACCTATGCCTAATGAAATTTAACGAAGCAAGAAAAATAGTTAAAGATATGCAAATAGCTGAAAAAACCATTGCTGATATGGTAGATACTATGGGTATTTATGCTATTAATCATTATAAGAAATCATTTACTGATGGTGGTTTTACTGATTTAAGTTTTAAAGCATGGAAACAACGTAAAAGAAGTAGAGATAATTATGGTAGAGCTATTTTAGTTAAAACAGGTAATTTAAAACGTTCTTTAACATACAGAAAAATAGGTAGATATTCAATTAGAATAGAATCTAATGTACCGTATGCAAAAGTACACAATGATGGATTAAGAAGTGGTCGTGGCAAAGGTTTTACAATGACAGAACGTAAATTTGTTGGTTATAGTGAACGTTTATCACGCAAAATAGAATTAAGATTAAGAGCTAACATAGAAAAAATATTCAAATGAGTTTAAAAACATTATACACCGAAATTAAAACAACGCTTGAAGCCATTGAAGGCATTAAGTATGTTCGTTTATGGAATAACCAATTTGAACGTGAAAATGTTAATGAGCCATTTTTATATCCTTGTTGTTTTATTGAGTTCGAACCTACAGAATGCCGAGATTTACTTTGTGGAGTTCAACAATACGACTTTATTGTTTGCATTCACTTAGGTTTTGAAAGTTATAAAACAGAAGACATTGATATTTTAGATATTAAGCAAAGTATTTATACTGCATTAAGTCGTTTTAATTCTGAAACAAAATTATTTTCATTATTAAGTCGTGAATCAGACACTCAAAATTACGACCATGATAATATACAAGCGTATGAAATTAGATTTAAAGTAACAGGAAAAGATTTTGATGCTGATACAAGACCAAATACATTAGCATCACCAGATTTATTATTAACAGGAACATTAGAAATATAAAAAATGGCAAGAAGTACGGAAACAATTATAGCATCAATGGACGTAGAACAAGCGTCTCAAACTCAATTAGCAACGTTAAATAGTACATCACAAACTGCTATTTATAAATTATGGAAATACATAACTGCAAGTATTATCAATTATTTTGAGCAATTGTTTGATACCTACAAAGCAGAAATTGAAGCCATTGTTAAAGTAGCTCCTGTTGGTTCAAATTTTTGGTTTCAAAAAAGAATATTTGATTTTCAATACTCAGCAACAGTTCCTCAAGTATTATCTGTAGACCCAGTTAGCTTAGCCGTAACGTATCCAATTGTAGATTCTACATTACTACTCATAACACGTTGTAGCGTTAAAACATCGCCTATTAAAACGGTTATTATTAAGGTTGCGAAATCAGACCCACCTGTTGCTTTATCAGCTCCTGAATTAGCATCATTAACTGGTTATATTTCAGATATTTCATTTGCAGGTGTTAATTATCAGGTAAATTCATTATCATCTGATAAATTATACATCAAAGCTAATATTTACTACAATGGTCAATATGCTTCAACGATTAGTGTTAATGTTATTGCTGCAATTAATACATATTTATCAAACATACCATTTGATGGAGCTATTAATTTATTAAGATTAACAGATGCAATTCAAAACGTAACAGGAGTTACTGATATTATTTTAGTAGACGTTGCTATTCGTTCAAATACAACGCCATTTGCAAGTAAAACTTATTTAGTTCAAAATAAAACAACAATTATATCTAACTATCCATCAATAGCAGGTTATATTGAAGAAGAAACCACATCAGGTCAATTATTTACAAATACACTTACATTTATAGCTCAATAATATGGATTTTTACGATATTGATACCGACTATGTTAGTCAGCAATTAACACCACCAAAATTAAGAACAAATAGATTCTTAGCATGGTTAAAAGTATTATTAAAAGAATTAAATTTCTTTAATACTTTATTTTATAATTACAGAGCAAATGTAAGTTATTTAAATTTTGATATAACAAACACTTATACTTTAAATGATATTGTTATTTATGAGGATAAATGTGTTTATATTTATATTAATAAAATTTCAACTGCAGGTAATTTACCAAACAATCCTTTATATTGGGTTAAAGCTCAAGATAACTTTATTGGCGTGAATAATAGAATTAATGGAAACGCTCAAAACATTATATTTGAATACATGCTAAATAGATATTTTAGAGTTCCATCTTTAGACCCACAAATTTACATACAAAATACAACTACATTTGTAACTCCTTTTGTAATGGGTAATAGTGGAACTGTTAGCTCAAGCATGTCGATTAATAGTATTTATCAAGTTAATTATTTAGGAAATGCTTATACCTACTCATCAAACGCTTACGATTATACCATTTATGTTCCATCTGCTTTATTTATTACATTAGGTAGTACAACAATTAATAGAGAAAATGCAATTAGAAACTTTGCAGATTTGTATAATTTAGCAGGCATGAGCTATCAAGTATTAACATATTAAAAACTAAAAAAAATGAAAAAAATAGACGTATCACAAATTGTAGACCCATCAATTCAACAACCATTTACTGGTTTATCATTAGCATTTTTGCAAGAAGCAAATAAAGAAATGATTTACGCAGTTTGTAGAAACATTATTGTTTCACACGGACACACATTCTCAGCGACAACTCCTTATTTTATTTCTGCAGATAATTATGGTGGAATAACAGGTGATGGTTATGTTTTTTATGGTAATGAATTATATAGAACAAGCGAAAACGTTGCAGGTTATGATTATGCAATAGTAGATACAACTCCTGATTCTGTTGCTGACCCTGTTTTATTTACCGATTCTGTTAATAGAAATGTACACGGTAATAGATACATAACTTACACGCCAACAGCAAGTGGAGCTTTGTATAATGTTAATGACGTTATAAATGCTTTTACAAATGTTAAAGTAGCTAGTCAATACACATTAGCAAGTCAAACAACTTCTTCATCAGTTTATATTGACTTTACTTCTTTGAGTTACGTTACATCAGGTAGTACAAAAAAATATGAAATTGAATTAAAAGGAACAGTAAACATTGGAACAACAAGTGGAACTAATTCTGCAGGTGGTGGTGCTTTATTTAGATTATACAATGATACAGATTCTGTTTCATTAGATGATTCTCGAGTAAGTGTTGGTATTACCGTACTATCAGGTTCAACTGTAGATACTACTCCTATTTTAAACTTTCAATGCAAAACAATAGTAACATTAGCTGCAGGTAAAACAATAAAAGGTCAATTAGCAATTGATACTGGTACAGATAACATTACTGTTACAAATGTAAAAATGTTTGTAAAAGAATTATAACTTTAAATTATCTTTAATATACCTTTTTATTTCTACAAATTCCATGTATTTATGATTAGGTATATTATTAATAATTTGATAATAAATTTCAATAATATTTTTAGCAACGTGAGATTCAAGAGCTTCTTTATTAACGCAATCATTTATAAAGCCATCTTTAGCATAACCACAAATGCGAGTAGTTACTTTCATAGCCATATCTGATTTCTTTTTTAATAGATTTTCTATTGATTTTTCAGCCATAATATTAATTTTTGTTACAATTACAAATATATAAATAATTTTTAAATAATTTTGTTATATCGAAAATTTTAAATACATAAAAAACGTTTCAGAAGAAGAAGGCACAATTTTGCTTTATTCTCAAATAGGTGATTCTATTGATGAAAATGGTAATTTAACCCAAGGCATCAATGGAACTTCATTTGCATATGAAATGCAATACTTACAAGAAAGATGCAAAAGCATTTCTGTTCGTATTAACTCAGTAGGTGGTTCGGTTTTAGAAGGATATAGTATTGTTAGTGCAATACTAAATTCTAAAGTTCCTTGTAATACTTATATTGATGGATTAGCAGCAAGTATATCAGGAGTTATTGCAATGGCTGGTAAAAAATGCTACATGATGGATTACGGTACTTTAATGTTACATAACCCAAGCGGTGGTGATTCTAAAATGCTTGATTTAGTTAAAGAAACATTAGTAACTCTTATTTCTAATCGTTGTGGAAAACCAATGGATGAAATATCTACAATGATGGACAATGAAACTTGGTTATCTGCAACTGAAGCATTAGCTAATGGTTTGGTTAATGAAGTTGTATCAAGTGGCAAAAAAATTAAAATGAATAAAACCGAAAGCCTTTATAATATGGCTTTAATATATAATAAATTAATAAACCCAAAAACAAAAACAATGATAAAAGTAACAGACTTTTTGAAGTTGAAAAACGAAGCATCTGAAGAAGAAATCGTTTCAGCTATCGAAGAAAAGGATAGTATTTTGGTATCAAAAGATGCTGAAATATTAGAATTAAAAGAAAGGTTAAAGGCTTTCACTGATGCAGAAGAATTAGCTAAAGAAGCTGCTATTGCTGACATGAAGAACAAAGCTACTAACTTAGTAAACAAAGCATTTGAGGATAAAAAAATTAAAGAAGAAGAAAAAGAATCTTTAGTTTCTTTAGCAGTATAAAACTTTGAAACAATTGAAAACATGTTAAATAAAATTAGCGTGGTTAAAAATGCAACTCCTGTATTTGATTTTACAGTTACTAAAGCAGATGGTAGCGTTGAAAATCGTTCAGAGTGGACATTTAACGATTGGTTAAAAAATGATAACAAAGGATTAACTGAAATGCAAAATTCTAATCCAGAAGAATTTGAAAAGTTAGTAAAAAAATTAAAAGTAACAATCTAAATATAAACAATTAAAAAACAAATAAAATGGCACTAATAAAAGAAATTTGGGTAAACCAAGTTGTTGAAACTTTAAACCAAGATGCAGCGTTCTTACCTGCTTCAGTTGACCACTCACAATACGTTGCGTTTGGAACTGTACACATTCCACAATCAGGAGCTAATCCAACAGTATTGGTTAATCCTACATCATTCCCTTTAACTATTGCACCACGTGTGGACGCTGATAGAACTTACTCAATGACTCGTTATGCTTTAGAACCAACGTTAATTGATAACTTAGATGCAATTCAAGTATCTTACGACAAAAAGAACTCAGTTATTGGACAGCAAATTTCAACTTTAGTTGAGAAAGTTGGAACTCAAGTAGCTTATTCTTGGTCTGCTACAGGTGCTTTAAACATTGTTGAAACAACTGGTACTGCAGGAACATCTTTAGCTCCAGGAGCAACAGGAACTCGTAAAGCAGTTACATTAATTGACATTGCTAACTTAGCAAAGAAAATGGACAAAGACAACGTTCCAAGAATTGGTCGTAAATTGTTAATGAATGCTGATATGTTTTGGGAATTATTCACGATTTCTGAAGTAGTTCGTGCTTCTTACAACGGATTCCAAACAAGTACAATTGCAACAGGAGTTGTAGCTCAATTATTTGGTTTTGAAATCATGATGCGTCCAACAGTATCTATTTATGCTAAAACAGCAACTGTACCAACTGCGCCAGGAACTGCTACTGTAGCATCTGACCGTTTAGCTTGTATTGCTTGGCATCCAACTA